TCAGGCACCGCGTCACGCATCTCCGTGTCGGCCGCGCGAGCCCGCGCCTCGGCGTCCTGCACGATGGCGTCCGTGAAGCGGTAGGTGTTCATGTCGGGGACGCGGCCAACAGCCCACTCGCGCCCGGCCTTCGCCATGATGTACCAGCGCACAGGCTGCGGGATGTCCTCGAACGGGTACGCGAGGATCATCTCTACAACGACCGTCCCGGTGATGAGCGGCTGGTCGCAGGCGTAACCGTCCGTGTTGGCGATCCACGTGTAGGTGTGGTTGGCGATGTCGTAGAGGTAATTCGTGCCGTTGACGCCGCGCATCGAGAAGGTGCGGTTGCGGTCGGCGTTGGGGCGAGTCTGCTTCGAGTAGGCGCGTGTCGAGCGCTTCACGCTGAGGCAGTTCGTCGGCAGCACAATGGTGCCGTCAACGGGGCTGGGAACGAGTGGGTATTCCACCTCCTCGTTGAACCACCAGCCCTCGCTCTGCACCGCCACGGAGATGTCGGAGATGATGGCGATAGCCTTCGCCGCCTCCTCACCCGCAGCAGCAGGATCGGTAGATGTCACAGGCCCGCGCCCCACGGCGGCCAGCATCTCGTTGATGGCGTCGAGGAGCGTGAGCGGAGTAGTGGCGGTGTCCTGTACGGTCAATGTAGGTTTCCCAGTTGTCGCCTTTCGGCTGGGGGCGCATTAAGCTGAGCTGCGGTCGGCACGCCGAGGCGGCCTTAGGCAAGCGCTAGCAGCGGCCGGGAGCGAACCGCCGGCCCCCATGCGAAAGGGGACAAGGAGCCTCCCCCGAGAGGGAGGCCCCAAGTGCAAGTGTCGGTTACGCCAGCAGCACGCGGCCAGCGCCGCGCCCGCCAGCATCGGCGTCGGTGCAGAGTTCGATGGAGCACTCGTTGCGCAGAGTGCCGTGGCCGTTGAACATCGAGGCGATGAGCAGCGTGCCGAGGCGTTCGTCCTGCTGCTTCATGACCACCTTGAGGCCGCGGCGCTCCAGCGAGCCGACCGCCATCTTCGTCGAGATGTGGCCGACGGTCGTTGAGAAGCTGCCCTGATACTTGGCGAGGCCCGTGGTGATGTTGCTGGTGGGGATGTGGTTGGTCCCCTTCGGCGTCAGACCGGCGAGCGGGCCGATGGTGCCCGTCGAACGGTTGCCCGAGCCGGTGCCGACCGGGCCGCCTTCCACGCCCGTGTAGCGCGCGAGCTGGAGGATTTGCTGATGCGGCAGCATCATGAAGAACTCGGAGCCCGACATATCGTTCTCCAAGAGGTACTGCTTCGAGAGGAACGCAGCGTTCTCGATCTTGGAGGGATCGACCTTCAGGTTGGCGTCGTAGTAGTAGCTGGGGATGGGCTGGCCGTCCGCCGCGGCGTCATACCGCGGGTTCGCTCCAGCGCCTTCCGTCTGGCCGCCACGCGACGCCAGGATGTGCATGATGGCGATGCGCTTCGCCGTCGTCGAGCCGAGCGACTGCCCGAGCTGGTGGGCGTAGGGCTGGCTGATGTCGTAGTGCAGCATCAGCTCGTCCACCTCGGCGATGAACGCGGAGTCCACGAGCATGTTGTCAAGGAAGATTTGCACTTCGTCGTGGTTGATGGTGCCGCCCAGGATCAAGTCGCCGGGCACGTGCTCGGTCGCGTCGCGCTTGCGGCCGATGATCGGGAAGCTGTCCGCCTTGCCCTGCGTGATGTACTTGATGTAGCGGAGGTCCTGGTAGTCCATCACCTCGTCGTAGGCTTGGATGACGAGACCGCCGAACTCGATGAGAAAGAGTTGCCTGTCGTCCGAACCCGACGCTTCCTTTGCGCCGGGCCTGGAACGAGCGTCCGTGTACTGGTTCATGCTGTTGCGTTGATCCTTTCGGAGGGTTTGCGACTACGCCGCGAGAGGCTTGCCCGTGCGGGCCAAAGCGGAAGCGACGAAGTAGACATCGCGAGGCGTGATGAGGCGCACGTACTCGCTGTTGGGCGGAATGATCTTCGCGGAGATGAGCGCGGCGTAGATGAGCGCGCTGCAAATCCACGAGGGCTGCTCAAGGGAGGCGCTGAGGTAGTTCGCGTCGTCGCCCGTCAGCTCCCCTATCGCCATGTCGTTGATCGCGTCCATGTCGTAGGGCTTGCCGACCTGCGACCTGAGGAACTGCTCGAAGGCGAGCGACTGCACATCCGTGGCGGGGATGGTGACGAAGAGGACGGCGCTTCGCTGCCCCTTGTCGTAGGCGACGGGCCGCAAGGCGACGCCGGTATCGGCATGAGCGCCGAGGTAGCCGTCAGGGAACGCGGCCTCAACGTGGGACGCGAAGAAGCCCATCTCCGCGCCGCGAATGGCATGTGAGATGAGGTCGCCGCAGGTGACAAAGCGGAGAGTGACTGTCATGGCCTTTGGGGGTGTGCGGCAAGTCCTGCGCGACGGTCACCGCATCCCCGACCAAGCGGGCGATGTTCCGCGGTGAGGGCGCTCTGAGGAGCACCATGCAGCCGGCGTCGGTGACCGCGGAGAGGATTGCCAGCGGCGGGAACTTAGGGAAGGCCCCGGCGACCAGATCGACCGCCGGGTTGGCCGCAACGCAGAGCGCCGCAGCGAGGAGAACGGCGTGCGCTGCCGTCCGGTTAGCCCGTTACGGAGGTGGCCGCCGACGAGAGGCCGGAGGCGAGGCTGGTGTTCGCGCTGGCGACCGTCTGGATCATGGTGCGCAGCGTAGTGAGCGTCGCCTCGAACGAAGCAACGTCCTTGGCCGTCTTTAGCGACTCCAGCAGGCCATAGAAGCCCGGAGGAATGCCTTGGATCGCCACGGCGGCCCGCTCGACGTTGGCGATGATCGACGGCATGACGGGCGAGCTGAAGCCCTGCGAGTCGATCTGGTTGAGGCCGTTCTCCACGGCGGTAACGTTGGCGTTGAGCCCGTTGGCGACGATGTTCGCGGCCGTAGCAGCGACGGTCGGCCCAAGGGCGGTCACGAGGTTGGCCCAGATGTTCGACATGCTGTGAGAGTTCTCCGGTGGGGGTTACGCCTTCGGCGCGGAGCCGAGGGCTTCGTTGACGACCGAGGCGGCGAGCGCCGCGCTGGCTTGCGCGAGGGGCGCGTAGATGCCGAGCGACGAGTAGTCCGTCTTGGCGACCACTGCGACGACGGCCACAGCAGCGCCCGTGGCGATCTGCCACGCGAGGTGCCGCAGGACGTTCGGGGTGATGAGCTTGGTCATGCTGTTGGTGTTCTCACTTCCAGAAGCGCTGAGACGCGCGGCCGTCTTGCCTCACCTTCTCACGCGCAGCCGTAGCTTCGCGTCTCTCGGCGGGCGTCTTGGCGTTGTGCTCAGCGGCGATGGCTTTGTTGAAGGCGTCGGTGTAGGCCTCGCGCGAGGCGTAGGCCGCTTGCGTTGCGCCGCCCGAAGCGGGGGAGGCGGACGAGGAGACGGAGCGGTCGGGCGCAGCGTTGCGCCGGGGCGGCCCTCGGCGCTGGAACTGCCGCTGTCCCGGATTGGCCCTGTCGTAGCGGGCGAGCATCGCGTCCACCGCGTCGTCGCGCGCCCCCACGTCGCTGCCGTTCACCGCAGCGTTGAAGCGATCCTTGTCGCCCTGCGCGTAGGACTTGCGCGCCCACGCGACGGCGGCCTCATAACGCTTCCGGCCGCCGACTCGCTGGAAGAACTGCGAGACCTCGGCTTGGCGCTGGGCGACGAGGCCCTTCTCGATTTCCTGGGCGGTCTCCTTCGAGACGCCGAGTGCGCCCTCCAGGTACTTGTAGGTGCCCTCGTGCAGAGCGCCGGGCTTACCGTCCTTGGCGTTCGACCAGTATTCCGTCGTGAGGGCTACGAGATTGAGCGTGCCCTGCTCGGTGAAGTAGCGGCCCTCGTATTGCGCGGTGACCTCGGCGTTCTCGGGGTCGTAGTCGGGCAGCGCCTCGACGGAGGCTGGGCGCTCGCCTTCGGGCTCCGCAGCTTCAGGGGCCGGCTCGTCGCCTTCCGGCTGGGGCTGCTCCGCGGGGGCGTCCGCTTCGGGCCGTCCCGTCTCGGTGTCGATGGTGAGGCTGACGGCATCCTGATTGGTGGTGACGGCGCTTCCTTCCGCCACCTTGCCCTGCATCGGCACATCGAGCGCCGTGTGGGTGTCTGTCTGGACCTCCGCGATGACCGGAGTGCGTCGCGCCACGCCGGGCTTAGGCTGCTGCGTGTCTTTGTTGTCGGTGTCGGCCATGGCTTACTGTTGCGCTCCTTGCTGCGGAGATTGAGGTTGTTGGTTGGCGGCGTCGAAGTGGGACGCGGCGGCTTTGGCGAGCGGTCCCGCGGCAGGCCCCGCGACCTTGGAGGCGATCTGCGCCTGCTGGGCTTGCTGCTGCTGCTGCTG